ATCATCTATGCTTGCAATTAAATCAGATACATCAGGGTTTCCAGTATCTGCCGAAGTTGCATCCATAGCCAGATTAGTAACTGAAGCTACGGTAGCATTATCAAATCTTATTTCCCCTGCACCAGGATCAGCCATTGTTGTACTACTGTCAAATGTATATTTCCATGCCAAAGCACCTACTGATGCCGTTGTATTTGTTTCAGATGTACTCGCTGCACTTGCAGATGTACTTGCATTACTTGCAGATGTACTTGCATTACTTGCAGATGTAGATGCAGCACTTGCTGAAGTTGATGCGTTACTTGCCTGTGTTGTTGCTGTTGAAGCAGAAGAAGTTGCTGATGTTGCAGATGAAGCTGCTGAAGTAGCTGAACTGGCTGCTGCCGTAGCTGAACTGGCTGCATTGGTTTCTGCTGTTTCAGCGTTAGTTTCTGCTGTTTCGGCATTAGTCTCGGCTGTTTCTGCGTTAGTCTCTGCTGTTTCGGCATTGGTTTCAGCCGTTTCTGCTGCTGTTTCAGAAGCTGCTGCTGCCGTAGCGGAAGCTGCTGCTGCCGTTGCCGAAGTTGCTGCCGCAGTTGCAGATGTAGCCGCTGCTGCTGCATCAACAATCAAATCCCATTTAGCCACATCGGTATTGGAACTGATAGGCTGGGAACCACTTGATGTATGGTCAGTATTACACCAATATATGTTATTATTACTGGTATCCTTTATAATGTCTCTGGCATTATAAGCAGTAGAAGTTGCCCAATTACCCCTGTTAAGACCGATTGAAGAGCCAAGTTCAAAGTCATTGCCAGCCTCATTCCAAATAATCGCCTTGTTCTTACGAGCATTAGCATCGGCACCTTCAGGCATGGTTAAGCCTGTCATCGTGGAACCTTCAGTCAACAAAACGGCTCGGTCAAACTTTTCTTCATGTTGATTATTTAAGACCGTGATATAATCAAGCTGGTCCTCAACACTTTCATTAAAAATTCTACCTGTATTCGGAAGATCAGTAGTCTGTTCAATCGGATACGCATAGATGATTGCCAACTTCTCACCGGAAGCAAGCGTACTATACGATGAACCGCCTTTAGGGAAGTCAACTGTTCCACCTCCTGCATCACCGGCTCCATTCACAGTATAGTCAGTATTATTGACAAGTGTGGTTTCCACTCCGGCAGAAGTGGTATGTACCAGTTTCAGATCAGAAGACGCAGCGATCTTCACGGTATAAGAGAATGATGTTGCTGATCCATTCCCTGATGAATTGTGTCTTGTGGGTATTGTTGCTGATATTGTCATAATTTTCTCCTATACATACAGTTATGAATTGATCATGTCAAGGTCTATTCTAATTTTTTAACGGAGGCGCTCCTAATGTTTGTAAAAGTGGCTCTTTAGAGAGTCCATCATCGGCAATCTCACTAATGCCTTCATATATATTAAAGAACTGTTGTACTGGCTTGCGAGTAACCTTGCCGTAAGCAGAGGCAAATCTTTTAACAGCATCATAGAACTCTTCGCTATCTATTTCTAACCCACTCTCCATAATATCTCCCATCCCTCTAATCATATCATCTGTGAACGCCAGAAACGGTATAGCCTCAACGTCAAAAGCCTTTAACTCAAAAGCCATATTATAAAAAGCCTGAAAAAGATCACCTATTAAAGCAATAGCATTAAGGTTTCCTAAAAATGCAGCCCTCCACAAATGCTCTTTATCAACCTTAAATCCATCTGCCACAAATTGCCATATCATAGGCAATAGAAAATGGTAAATAGCAAACTGCCTACCAGCCTGGTACGGAGAAATCTTACGCCTAAATCCCTGCCGAAGAGCCTGAAACTCTGCCCTTAAATATGACAACGGTGCCGATGAAAAGGCAGTCAAAGACCTACCCAAAGAGTGACCTCTCTGTAAGGGTGACAACTGATTCAACGCTTGAGACTGCTGCCTGTCAAGCGTGGTATCTTGTACTATTTTTAGAGCCTGAGCTTTTGTCTTACCTTGACTAAGAGAATACTTATACAAAGCCCATCCACCAGCATAGATAGCACCAATATCACCTATCTTAATATTGGCATCCATGAGCTTACTCCATCTAGTCCCTCTCTGTAACGATTGTTTTATGTTCTGAATGTCCTGTGCTATGTTGGCAATCGCTACTTCAGGGTTAGGCGCTCTGTTGGCAATAGCCGGAACCTCTTTTAATATTTCTATAGCCCTGTTCTTCCTGCCATGAGCAAGATCGTCAACCGCCTTTACAATAAAATCAAGCTCCCCTGCTATAAATGCGTGAACCGGCATTTTTTCTAAGTATGCAGGTATAGATAACAACTGCTTAACTCCTATTATAGGTTTGAGTCTTAGCACAGAAGCAGCAAAGCGAGAATTCATTTCGTTGATGGCTTTATCAAGAGCCTTACCCCTTTCGACTCTTCCCCTTATAAAATCTGTTACTGTCTCAGCCATTTGACTATACAATCCTTTGCCAAACTTGGATTCAATGGCTTTTTTTAATTTAGTATTAGTTATTATCTGCCTTATGTTTGTCAACTTATCTGCCGTTGCTATATAATGACTGACCTCAAATAGATGACGCTGCATCACAGCTTCGTCACTTGTTGGTTTAAATTCAAACCTATTCGCTGACCTCGCTTTATGTGAAGACAGGTTTACAGTTGCCCTCATAGCCTGGTCATTGTCAATCCCTAAAACATCCCTTCCTCCTGTTGTACGACTCCAGGGGAAATACCTTCCCTCACCAACATCATTCCTTTTAAGGTTTATACCATTGAGCTTTCTATATACTTCATTGTGTAAATCGTATAACTCTTCCATCATATCAAGCCTTGCCTCTATAATAGCCAAGTCGTTTTCATCTAAAAGCTGGTACAGTTCATCAAGAGTTCCTATCTTATCTTCTGTTGTCTCCACAAAGGCATTACCATCCTCAGCAAATAGTGTTTCATGTGATTTGGTCTGTTGCTCTGTCAGCTTATAATTTCTTATCTCAGCTATACTGAGATTAAGGACTACTGGTTGACCTTTTGCATTAACAAACTTATCACCCTCGCTTGCATCCCTAAAGCCTTGTTTAATTAACAATTTGCCGGCATTAAAACGCTTATGGTCTTTTATCATTTTTTTGTTGTAAACTATATCGCTTACAGTACCAATCGACCTTTTAATACGGTCACGATAGTCATTCCCAAACTGATTCTGCAGTCTTATTGCTTCGGCAAGCTCCTCCCTTATATTAAGAGCTTCTATAATAAGGTCGTTGTCTACTCCCTTTAGATTAAAGGCTATATCAACTTGTCCCTGCCAGTTCTCAGCAGCATAACGCCTTAGATTATTTATCTTTTTGTTAAAATCTATTATCCTCTGTTGTAAAGCATTGTCATCAATCAACAACTGCTCCTCAACAGTCCTTATAGTATCTGCTGCATTAGACGCTAAACCCTCATTCCGCAGCTTACGTCCATTCACACGCTCTTTAGCAGCATTCTTTCCTTCAGTTATTAAGCCTTCTACCTCGTCTGCAATCTTCTTTAATTGTGCGCTTGTAAAATTCTTAGGATTAGCTCGGAACTCTAAGATAGCATTACCAAGCGGATCGAATATCCCATCTTCCTGCTGTTTTAATTGTCTACTGTTAAGCTCTGCTTGAGCAGGAGAAATACCAGTTTTTTCATTTGGAACGGCTCTGTTTTTATTACCATAAAGTTCACCCAAGTTATTAAACTGTTCCAATGCTTCAATGTCTACTTCAAGTGCCGTTATTTCCGCTTCAGAAAACTCTGTAAGAGCCTCGCCAGTTTCAGGATCGACTCTGCGCCCTTTCTTTAATAGGCTCCTTAACTCCTCTAACCTCTCCTGTATATCAGCAGTAAACTTACCCTTACGGACACCACTTACCACCTTTGGATTAATACTCTTTGCGCTTAATAATTTAGTAAGCCTGGTACTCTGCTCTTTAAATGCTAATCTTTCAAACTCAGTTCTAATTAGACTTTTGATTTCCTTTAAAGCTCCAACGAATCCATCGGCAGATTGTATCTTCTTATCAATCTTAGCCAATGTCATTATCTTGTTCTTGCTCTCAGGTGGCAGAGAAGTTGAGTTCAACAGGTCCCTTAGATTCTTCTTCGCCTGTTTAATTTTATCTTTAGTTGCTTTAGCACCCTGAGTAAACCCTTTCTTCAGCGCTTTCTCCTGTGCCTTGAGGCTCTGTTCTTCCAGCTTTTGTACCTTACCGGCTGTCAGTTCAACTATTGCCTCCGGCTCTATCTGTTCCTGAGCCAATAACTCTTTATTCTTTAATGAATCAAATAAATTCTTTATCTTCTCGTCCTGAGATAATATTTCAGGAAGAGGCTCCGCAAAGCCCTTCGCAAACTCTTCAGCTTGACCGGTACCTGGCACGAATCGAGGCTGTTCACCTGCAAGCCTGTCTTCAATAAGATCTAATATTCTATTATGTAGCGCAGCCTGAGCCTTATCTTTAGGCGCTGGCTTCCCATTTATTATTCTTTGGACTGCATTCATCACGGCTTTTTTGCTTCTACGATTAGGTTTTTTACCACCTTGTTTAAGACCTACCACATTAAGAGCAAGTGGATCAGCCTCAAGATCAGCCCTGCCGGATAGGAATGCAGGGTTTGTGGATTGTGTCAACACAGGCACCTGTTCACCTGCCTCGTTTACAATAGTTGTATTCTGTGGCTCATCACCCTGTCCTAATTCCTCTAAAATAAGTTTTGCTTCATTTACCCTCTGTTCTTCTATATTCTCAGCCTTCTCTGCCTTGACCTTCAACGGAGCAGCCTTCTTACTCAATTTTAAATCATTAGCCAATCCCAATATAAAAGTATTGTCTAAGTCTGCCTCTACTTTTGCACTCTTCTTTAAGAGCTTTTCCTTCTTTGACTCAAGCCCTTTGGTGTTTTTCCTGTTCGCTTTAGCCTTAGCAATCTCTGTATTGAGTGCATCTATCCGTATGTCTATATTCTTGGTTTCTCTTTCAAGGAATGCGATTCGTGCCTTGATAAGTAAGGCTCTAACTTCAGGTGACTTTGCAATACCCTGTAAGGCTTCTTCAACCTTCGCAAGTGTGTCAACTTCCGGAACCTTTGAGACTTCTGACTCACTTACATTTTCACTAGAAAAAGAAAGAATACTTATAGATCCTGAATCTTCTGTGATGTTCTTATAGATTATTCCATCAAATCCTTGGTCTTTAAGTTCTTTTAATTTGTTCTTTAAATTAACTATTGTAAATAAAGTTGTTTCATCTATTGGGTTTTCAAGCGTACCTAATGTCTTATTCAGTTTAATATTAACAGGAATGATATTCTGTTTAATTTTCTTGCCTGTGGATGCCCTTGTTGATTCCGCTTCTAGCCCAACTCGGTCTTGTGCTGCTTTTTCAGTACCAGCATGAAATCCACCGAAATTAGTAACATCTTTAACTGGCAATCCCTCCTTTGATGTACCGTGAAATCCTTGAAATTCTAACAGTCCACCGACTTCATGTTCTTTTTCCTCTCCCTCAAAGGTAAATTTTCCTCCTTCTCCAGCCTCCTGAGTGCTTCTGACACCTTCTTGTAATCTGGATATTTTTCCGCTTTCTTCTTCAACCTGCACCCCTTTTGTAATTGTTTCAACTTTCTCAACTGCCTCAGCAGTTACTTCCGGTGTAAGGTCTTCAGGTGTAACATCTTCTAAGGCTTCAATGCCTTTCTTGAGGTCACTCTTTAACTGCTTGTCTTGCTCTGCCTGTAACTGTTCAAAAAATTCTTTCTGTAATCTGGTCCCTTCACCCTCCAGCTCAGCCATCCTTGACTTCTTCTTCTTAGAGAGATCCTTTCCCTTTTCTTTTAAGGCTCGCTGCTCTAAGAACAATTCAGTAGACTCCTGTTGATTTTCCTTCATAGACTGCATTGTCTTTATTAAATCGCCTTTACCTTGAGCAACATCAACACCAACACTTGCAGCAGTAGCTCCACCACCAAGCGCTGTACCGACAACGGCACCTTTAACTGATGCCTCAGCTACTCTTGCTGCTGCATCTGCAAAGTCAATAGCCTCAAACTCTCCATCAGCATTAGCCTTCAGTATCTCACCAATACCTATCTGTAATATCTCCTGACCGCCCTCAGTACCACCTTCAGTAAGTGAAATCTGAGCCATATTAAACAAGAACTCTTTTATAAGTTTAGTAGAACTTGGTATTTTAAGAGCATCACTAACTTTAAAACCAGCCTTCTTGAATACTTGTCTTGTACCAGGCAATATCTTGAACAACATCCCCATAGATATTGATTCCATGCCGGCACCAAAGCCACCCATAATAACAGCGCCAAGTTTGGCTATATGGTCTGGAAGTTTATTCCCTTCGTCATCTGTGAAAGCCCTGTACTCAAGGTATGCTTCTCCGGACATTTGCCTGTAACCATACTCTATTGCACCGGCTGTAAATCCTGCACCGAACAGAGGTATAGATAAAGGTCCGGTGACAGCCTGATGAGGTCCTGGTATAGCTGTTGCCAGTAATGTAGCTCCAGCTGCAGCAGATCCTTTGATTAAACCTGAACTCATATAACCTCTTATATTCGCAAGCTCCTCAAATACCGTCTTACCAAGCCAAGTAGCGATGCCGTCTTTAGGTGGTTGAGAGAATTGATTGATTCTTTCAAACTGGTCAGGACCAACAAAGCCTAGTCGCTTCGGAGCATTCAACTCTTCCTCTGTAAGAGGTGGAGGCACCATACCGGCAAGAGGATCAAAGCCTCGCAGTAAATCGTCTATCTCGCTTATTCGTGCCTCAACGCTTGTATCACCGTTCATAGCTCTGTGTCCCAACTGGCTTCGCTCCGAACCTAAATTACCTGTACTATAAGCCCTGCTTAATATTTCTATAGCTTTGCTGATGCCAAATTCATTGAATGTAACTACGTTCTCCCCAGGAATATACATATATTCCTTGTTGCCGACATTACCATTAAGAGCATTAAGCTCGTCCCTTGTGCCTTTATCAAAAGTTTGAGGTGGAGCAGAACTTCCCCTAGGCAACAACTGTTGAAACCTATCCTCCTTCTCCGGAAGTAAATCTGCAAACGGATCAGAGTCTACAGCCTGACCAGCGTTGTCGAATTGTGGATCTAGTCCAGCAAACGGATCAGAGTCTACAGCCTGACCAGCGTTGTCGAATTGTGGATCTAGTCCAGCAAACGGATCAGAGTCTACAGCCTGACCAGCGTTGTCGAATTGTGGATCTAACCCCAAAAATGGATCTTTTTCTTTTAAAGGTGTAACCATTATTTTCCCATAATAATTAAATCAAATACCCTTATGATCATCTGGTTTACCTGTGTGGAAATTATACCAACCCTGTCCATGTGTGTCGATAAATTCCCTTTTAGCATCTGCATCCTGACCGGCTTGCGCCTGTCCTAACTCATGCAGTTCAGCCGGTGTTGGTTCAACTTTAAACATACCTCTTCTTAGGGCACCGGTTATCGCATCAAACTGGTCTTGTCCGTATCTCTCGATGAATATTTTCTTAGTATTTGCATTATTTGGATTCGCCTTCATTACATCTATAACTGCTTGTGTTGGTACTTTAAATACTGGTACCGGTGTCCGGTCAGCCGTTTCCTCTGTTTTTATTATCATGTTTGGGATCTCGTCATCTGTCAAATGATTAATCTCCGGAATAAGCTGTCGATATAGTTCTTTTAAACCTCTGTCTCCAGCCTTGAATATTTCCTCCCTGCGCTTAAAAGCATCAGCTTCCTCTTGCTTGTCTGTGGTCCTTGCAATCTGATATGCAAATAACATAGCATCAGCCTGATTAACAACAGTATTTAACTCAGGACTCTTTGCCAATGTCTCTTTAACATGAGTAAACGCAGCAGAATATATATCTGCTTTCACCTTGATTTTAGTACCAAGCATATTTTTCTTTTCTAGGAAGGAGTCATCCTCTATTTTATCTCTGACTATTGGCAACAGATCTTCTATGATCGCATTATGTTTTTCATTTGAGACCAATCCTTTTTGTCTAAATACCTCGCTATCAGCCTGAACGTCAAGTATATCACTAAGCCTTGTAATAGTACCTTTTTCTCTTAACCGGAACTCTGGATCTTTACCTCTTCTCTTTACCTCTACAACCATTTCATTGAATCTGCCAAGAAGATGCACATACGTTACTGACTGCTGCCCTTTGTCAGGGGTTGTATTCTCTGCCAATCCCATTTCCTTGATTAATTTTGTTGCTCTAATAGAAGCCAGTTTGTTCATCAAGGCATTTTTATCCTTTGATGCCTGTGTTACATCGTCTGTCTCAAAAAGACTGTCCCTAACCAATGTTAGTAGTGACTGTTGTGTTGCTGCGTCTTCATCACCTGCGTCAACTTGAGGCTGTAAAGATTGTACGGCTACATTGAGTTCATTATATCCTGCCTCACCAACCAACAACCCTTCATTCAGCTTTTTTCTAAACATAGCATTCTGTTCACCATAGAAATCAAGAGCAGAAACTTTCGCCCTATATTCAATTCCGGCTGTGGACGTAAAAGATTGGCTCATAAATTCTTTTTTCTGTGTATCGCTCAGATGGGGTAAGGCATTCTCTTTTATCATCTTCCTTAAAAGTGCAGGATTATTAAACACCAAAGAGCTTGCTTTGTTGAAATCAATCTGCCGGAACTGCTTCAGAGCCTCGACATCTGGATCTTTTGCTCGCATCCTACCATCAAGCAGAACATTATTAATATGAGCTTCAAAGATTTTATCTTCTACCTGTTTTTTAAGCAATATAGTATCAGCAACCGTAGAAGCTGTCGATGTTAACTTGAGAACAGCCTCATTCATTTCGTTCCTGCCCTCAACAACCTCTTGCCCTAACGCCCAGTTCATAGCATCCAAAGCCTGATTCTTCTGTAAGGTGTTATATTGAAGCATGAACTTCGGCTTCGCTCTCTCGGACAATCCATCTATGATTGCCTTATTACGCTTATCCTGAGCAGCAGTATAGTCCGGTTGAAATGTCGGCAGGTTCCTGTTCGGATCTTTCTTGGCAGCGATTAACGCATTACCCTCACTAATGGGTAAATCCTTAAATGCCTTATTAGCCTCTGTAGAGCTTCTGCGTTCATCGAATCTAGCCAAGGCTATATTTACCTTATTGGCAGCATCGGCTGTATCGGCTCCAATTTTTCCTATTGCCGCTCCCACAGGCTCACCGAATGCACCTGCTGGTATATCAATATTATGACTTCTTCTTGTTAAATCAGGCGCTTTTACACTTGGTATTTTTATTGCCATTATACTGGTTTTGTCGCTAAAAAGGTTGTACCGGCATTCGCAGCACCGGTGATTAGAGATCCTGCGGTGTTAATATTGCCGGCTGTCTTAGCACTCTGTGATGCGAATGCGTTTAAATCTGCCATTGTTCTAAAATCTCCTGCCTGTTGTCTATAGTTATTGGCTCTGTTTTCTGCATCTGCTGTTATTCTGAGTGCGTCTAGCTCTCCCAATATGGCTGTATCGGTTAATATCTCTACCGAACTGCCCTCGCCAACAAAGAACCCCATAGAAGCCAACCGAGTCTTCTCATACCCCATTCTCTGCCTAGTCTCTAATCGTTTATCTTCAACATCAGCCACTCCCTTCTCAAGAGCTAATATAGCATTCTGCTCTGCTATTAACGCATTGTTATTAGCTATACCTGCTCTGTAGTCTGCTGCTCTAGCTACCGACCTTGAATTACTAAACATACCAAATGCGGATAGACCAGTACCAACGAGTGATAGACCAGTTAAGGCGGTGGTGCCAGAAATACCGGTTCCAAGCAACCCCCCTGCTCCTGCTGCTGCATCTAACGGACTTAACATACCTATTAATGGATTAGCTCCTCCTAGACCTGCTGCTGATGCGCCAAAGTATCCACCTGCTGCGCCTAAACCAGCGCCAATAAGAGCGCCTTTTGCATCTCCTGTGGCAGCATATCCAAGACCACCGCCTATTGCAGCACCGGCAATCGCTATCGTGACAGGTTCACACATTATTTTATCTCCATAAAAAATTTCTTAAAAGGAACACCATTCCTTTTGATAATTTTATCCTCAACAGTAAACCCCATAGCCTGTATCCACCTTAAAGATAACCTGTTTTCTGTAGACACATGGTTTTCAAGGTAATTATACCCCTCTACCACATCATCAAATAACTCCTTTGTAAGCCGCATAAAGAGCCTCTTATCCTCAGTTAAAACATCGGTGCCAAGCATCCAGGCATACCCTTTATTACTAAGTAATGACATCCTCACTATACCAATCATAGCTTCAGGAGTGCCATCACCAAATATGGTCCAACAACTACCCTCTGCCTTAATTCCATTAAGCAACGCCTTATAAGGTGTTGTTCTATGAGAAGCCCATATTTCCCTTACATCTGCCTCTCTCATTCTATGGGCTATTGGCATTATATCTTCCTGTTTTGATTTTTTTATTTCTACCTGTTTACTCATTTTCCTGTACCTGTACCTCCGGCAATAGACTTAAAATCGTCATCGGTAACGGTCCAATCTGCCTGATAAATACTGTTCCATCGTGGTCATACACATTGAGCATGGTTTTTTCTATGACCTGATTCAAGAGTGTTGGTCCTTCATTAGCCTCAACTCCTTCAGGTTTATATGGTTCCAACTCATCTGCATTCGGTCCAATCCTAATACCTGCCGAATCCTGCACCCTTATTTTGACAGTTGGTATAGTTTTCTTCCTTGCTAGAGCATCACCAAAGCCATTTAGGGAAGTCAGGTCTACCCCTATATTCTCTAAATCACTCGTATATGGCAAGCCTATATGAACTCTTGATGCTCCATCTGCAATCGTTATAGCTCCACCCGATACCGTCTTTGTAGTTAAATCAGCATCCAGGGGATTATGTACGGTGCCACCATCAGCAAGCACAGACACGCTTTCCCCTTCAAGATGCTGTAATCCTGATAAAGTAGTAGCAACCAATCTTGCCTCGCCTCCAGTTGTATAAGCAGTAAAAGCGCTTCCATCTATATCTGCATCAATCTCTGCCTTCCCACCGGATACATAAGTCGTGAATCCAGATGAATCCGTACCAACACCTGCTATGCTCTTGAGCGTAACTGTAGTAGACGTAACAGTATTAACCTGATAAGTGTTGCCATTTAACTCGGTCATTCCCACAACACCAGAAATCGTTATCTGCTGACCTTCGGTATGAGTATGTGTTCCAATAGTAATCTCGCAAGGATCGGCTCTTGAGGCTGCCGTGATTGTATATACGCTCTGTGTCCTGTTAAATAATTCAAAGCTATTTGTATTTTTATTTCCTATTTTATACCTGTTGCCGTTAAGTTCTGTCATACCCTCGACTTCGGCAATATCAATAAAATCTGCATCGGCAAGACCATGCGCTGTGGCAGTAACAACTACCGGTGAAGCAGCAGTCGCTCCGGATATAGTAATAGGAACATCCAGGCTTAAACCACTATCAACAAAGAATGAATCCTTTATATCTAAAACATCCCTGTTCTTCAACCTCTCCACATATTTCATCGTACTGGCGCTTCCAGTAGTACCTTCGATTGTACGCTCAACCACAAAATATACTCCATATTCGCTAGTAGTCTCCGGTATTGCTGCAATAGACTTGAACAAGCCATCGGTAACATGATGTGTCCATGCCCAAATCTGATGTTTTCTGAGATATGTAAGGGCATTAACTGTGCCATCATCCATTACACACCATATAACACTATCCGGATCTCTTGCGTAAGCCCATTCAACAATCTTCCTTTCCTTGAATAAATGTTTTGCCAGGAGAGTCAAATCATCACCTGAAAAACCATTTGCTTCAATCGTATCCTGTAAGTCCCTGACAACCCTCTCACCGTCTTGGACATATAAGAACGATTGACCTACTTTAAGCGCTTCAATATCGCTAACCCCCCATGATTCCTGTTCTTCTGAGGATATATTTGTTTGAGAAAAGACCAAGCTCTCGCCTGTTGTTATTCTGAATATACCTGACGAGGTAAAGAGAAACAGGTCTTTCTGTGATTTTATATCCCTTATTTCATTAACATCATCAGCTACAACATTAAATGTTATCGCATCGTCAGCCTGAGTAACGGTAGAAACATTCATATTTGCAAACAGTCCCACTCTGGTCGTATAGAATGTAGAAGGAGTGTCATCCGGACCTGCAAATATTCTTCTCTGTTGATGGTAGGTCACACATCTAGGAGACTTATTCTGTTCGGAAACCTTTGCAACTCCGGCAGAACTATAGGGAGTAAACCCTGTACTATTAAGAGAAGTGCCTGTTTTATCCTCAAGATCTATAGTTGTTGAAGTGGCTGCCTTCACAAAGTATGTATTTCCGTTAAGCTCTGTCATTCCGACAACTGCAGACACATCCACCTGATCGCCAACAACCGGAGTTCTTCCCCCTGCCGTTATTGTTAACACACAGGGACTTGCCTGAGTCGCACCGGTGATGACAAAATCTTCAAATACGAATATTGGTTTCTTGTTTTCCGGAGGAGTTACATCGTAACTAGGAGTAATGAAGTTGTCGCTGAAGGCATTTGTTGACGCATTACCAATAAACCCAAATACTCCCGAAGCGTTATCATCACAATATATCTTCCATGTGACACCGGCAACATCGTCCCACGCTACGTCATTGGTTCTTGTCGCATCAGCAGCTAAGTCATGGTCTGCATTATTAGAACTTGACGCAACGCTCTCTTCACCTGTTGTATCATTTACAGCCGTAACCACATAATTTCTGACAAATCCTGTATTAGCTGTGCTTGGAGTCGCTGCTACTGTGGTCGGAGCAGAAGTCTGTGAAGTGAAATCCACCTGAGATACCGTCCAAACATCATGCGCTGTCCTTGTTATATCATAGATACCATTGTGGTCAGGATGTACCACGGTAAGAGTGTCGGCATTTTGGGTAAACTTTAATTTAGCCAAGTCTGCCTGTGGAAAAGGCGTGGCAAATATTGGCGTAACTTCTACCGTCCCACCCGATGAATATGTAGTGAAAGCTGAACTATCTATAGCTGTGCCGTATATATCCTCAAGACTTATTGTGGTTGCGGCTACAGCCCTTATTCTATAAAAAATATTGTTAAGCTCTGTCATACCTACAACATCTTTTATGAACACTTCTTGTCCCACAACGTATGAATGAGCGCCTATTGTCACAACGCATGGATTGGCTCTGGTAGCTGCTGTGACCGTATCAGCAGAGTGCATTACATAGGCTTGATCTTTGATAACACGAAAGAAGAAGTCGGAGAATTCCAGGATGTATGTTTGTTCGGTATTAAACCTGAACCGAATAAGGCGTGTTGTCTCTGTGGAGTCATGGACGGCACCAATGTACTCTAGTCCTGCCCTATTACTTGCACCACCTTCAACATGAACAATCATGTTTTTTAGTGTTCTACAAGCAGAGTCGAATTTCTGCAGGTCAGCCCTTCCGTAAATAGACGGATTAACTTCACCTGCTGCAAAAGATAGTTGTTTATTTACAGGCAAACCTAGCTCCTAGATTGTATTAATGAAGGATCCGCAGCCTTTCTATTTACGCTCTCATTAAAATTAGATGCTTTTGCGCTTGCTATCGCATTAAGATAAGACTGTTCCGCATTCTGTTTTAATTTTAAATTACCATTAAGAGATATTACGATCATGGTAGCCAGCTTCCACCCAAGCGCCTCTACTGCTCTTGGCGTGAAGAGTGTTATATTGGTTATCCTCCTTGTATATCTCAGTATTGCATCCTGCTTATCAGTATGAATATACTTCGCAGTCTTGTCATCATTAAGGTCTACCCTGAAAGGCACATCCTCTTCACTATCAAGCTGTCTTGTAATCTCCCTTGCATACACGCAGAGGGAAGGGTAGGTGTATTGGTATAGCCAGGGCAACGGTGGGGGTATAGTATCGGTTGACTCCTTAACAAGTGTTAATGTGTCATAGAAAGAAGCAAAATTCCAATCGTGGTCCTCAAGAACTACCTCTCTGGCAGCAAAGAATTGTGCCTCGCAAGTCTTACGCTCTACGCTATCCTCAGTTAATGAGTTTACCCTTGCCTTTGATGCTATATTATCCAACGCTAAATTGTAGACATCTACCTGACTCGACATAGTTTATTTTCCTTTATTGGATTTCTTTTTATTTCCTACTTTCTTACCTGTATTGGCTTTAGTGACTGTTGACTTCTTTGGACCAGCCTGTTCGTGAAGAGTCGTTTCCTTAAATTCAGTCTTTACCGGTTCAGGATCTTTTACTTCTACCTCATTAGCAACCCTTTCGCCCCATGACGGCATTTCAGTATTCTCACCGTTTTCATCTTCACCTCTGTCATCCATGTCGTAGTTAACGACAGCACCTGCCTTGCGAAGTCTACCGTCATAATAACAATCTTTTTTTACCTTCATCTTCACTAACATAACGAACCGCCTTTCTATAAAATTCCAAATTTAAACAATATAGTAAATATCCCAAATATTGCTATTGTCGTAACCGTTAATATTCTGACAATTCGGTCAAATATAATATTAGCATTTTTTCTGTCATCACCGGTATATTCAGCTTTAAGCTCTCTTGTTATTTTTATCTTTAAAAACTTTTCATTAACGCCATTATTAAATATGACCTGCTTTTCTCTAAACGCATAACACTCGTCAATATATTCTCTATGTGTAACAAGTTGCGCTTCAATTCTTGCGCCTGTCTGAGCGCAATCATCAGCCTTCTCATACAACCTGCCAATATCTTCTCGCAACATAGCAAATTCGCTTGGCGTCATTGAGTATCCTCTACTTCGTCTATCTTTTCCTTTATTTCGTCCAGGCTTCCAACAACCGTATCCCTAAACTCCTCAATGGCTTTTGCCTTCTTTACATCACCTTCCATCTTCACCCTTGCAGCAGCGATGGTCCCTGTGGCTCCTATAATTGCTCCAGCTACCGGCAAGAAGATACATCCACTCGTAAGCGCCAATAAGATGCTAATTGCCGCTAATTTAGTAGTAGTATTCATTCGCATATATCCTCGTCAAGCTCAATATCACTTTCAAAATCTACATCTTCCTCTCCATCATAATCAGTTACTTCCGCATTGTATTTATATAACCTGAACTTGTCCGACTCTTTTTCTATCGCCTCGTTTATTGCCCTCTGTAAATATCTTAATACAGGATAACAAGTTGGCATCTTTTCATGCTTACCCTTTATTTCTATATAACCCTTAAATTCTATTTGCCAATCATATAATTCTTTTTTTTCACTAACATCTTTTTTCTCTTCTTCTTCATATTCCATCATACAACAACCCTTACTTTCTCCTGTACCGGATTAAACTGAACCGAAGGAGTTCCTATCTCTGTAGGCGAATACCCTGCCTTTTCTGCATAACTTGTAGATCCTAATGTATATGTTTTTAAAAACGAGCCGCACATAAGACCTCTCCGGTCCCTTGAAATAAATTTCCCATATCGATTGAATCCCAATACCGTGCTAGGCGCAACCGGCTGGTCGTGTCCGTGTCCCACCATAACAACATCCACCGTATTCCAATCTGCCATGATATCTTTTATTCTATTTACCTTTCCCCCAGGCTTTCTACCGGCTATGTTGCTATGAGTGCCATATATATCAAAAGATATTTTCCAAGGATGCTTACTCTTTTCATTACTATTAACGAAACTCAGCCTGACTACTGCTGCATCATAAAGGAGTCTTACAGTAGGGTTTTTAATACTATTAACATTTACTTCTGCTGTTTTTGATTTACCCTTTATTCCAACCTTAATATCGTTAAGGTGTCTCCACATATCATAAAGACAGTCATAATGATAATTTGCCCTTACAGTTTCTTCATGATTACCCCTTAACAGCCCAACACATTTTTTTCGTATCGGATAAAATATCTCACATATAGTTTCAATCTGTTCCTGGCATATACGGTCAATACTTCCATTTCTATATTTTCTTGCTACCTGCCTGGGATCAAATCGCTTGTCCGAAAAATTTATCGCTTCTATATAGTCACCCATTCCCATCCAGAAATAAGTGGCGCTGTCTTTTATCTTATCTACAACCTTCTGTAAGGCATCTAAATCACAACCTGCATTACCCTCATGTATATCACCAAGTCCTATTAATGTAAACCACTCGTCAACGTGCCGATTACAAGGAATGTTTATTTGGTTAAATTCCATAATATAGTATCAAATATAGCGGTCTTCCCAAATCTCTTTATCTGTTAGATTCTTGCCGATTTGAAGTACCAATTATATCCAACACTTTTATTTACAGGCTATTCACGGCTACAAGAGCATCGTCCATATTAACATCTTTTAAAGAT